ACAACAAGCTGTATCCTCCACACAATGTCGTCAAGAAGGATGAAACACACTTTTCAATCGAGCTTGCCCTAGCTGGGTACAACAAAGAGCAGTTGACCGTAGAGGTAAAAGACGGGATACTGGTCGTAGCTGGTGGAAAGGGTGACGGAGAGGTTGAACGTGAGTATCTCCACCGCGGTATTTCTGCAAAGAAGTTCACCCGCACCTTTAGACTATCGGAGCATGTTGTCGTTGATGGAGCTGACTTCATCGACGGCTTACTCGTTATCGACCTAAGAGTAGAAGTCCCAGAAGAGAAGCGTCCCCGTTCAATACCAATTGGCAATCAATTGCTTACGGAGGCAAAATGAAACGGCGAGCCTATCGCAGGTTTAATACATATGGAATCTACCTACTAACCTTAGTATTTGGATTTGCATATTTGTATTCAATCAACTTGCTTATTTAACCCGAGGCCCTTCGGGGCCTCTTTTAGGATATATTATGTCAGTAAAAATTGTTAGAATGTTATCAGGTGAAGATGTACTTTGTAATTGTGAAGACAAAGACCACTTTTTCGAATTCCAAGATGCAGTAGTGGTTGTCCCTACCCAACAAAGCAGTGTACAGTTTGTTCCGTACAGTCCATTCAGTACCAAGGATCCTTTAATGATTAACAAGGACATGGTTGTGTTTGTAGCAGAACCAGATAACAGTCTTGTTAACCAACACAAGAAAATGTTCAGTGGAATCATTACACCAGATTCAATGCTTGTCTCTTGATTAGTTTTAGCGTATACTCCTGTCCATGAGTAAACCTTTCTATACAAGTGTAACGAGATCTGGTAATTACATTTACTTCCGTGGATACAACAACGGTAAGCGTATCCAGAAGAAAGTAAAGTACAAGCCAACTCTCTACGTTGCAAGTCCTGATCCAACAGAGTTCAAATCACTAAGAGGTTCTTATCTTGGTGAGATGGACTTTGAATCTATCCATGATGCTAGTGACTTTCTCAAACGTCATCGCGATGTTGATAACTTTGAGATACATGGCAACACTAACTTCATCCAGCAGTTCATTAGCGATGTGTTTCGAAACGTAATCGAATTCGATAGAGATGTCATTAACGTAACGTCAATCGATATCGAGGTTCAGTCTGATCAAGGATTCCCTAGACCAGAAGAAGCTAACCATCCTGTCACTGCAATCACTATCAAAAACAATATCGATAACGTGTACTACGTTTGGGGTATGGGTGACTGGGATCACAGTAGTTCTATTGTTAACCATTTAACAGTTCAGTACACAAAGTGTGCTAACGAAGCTGAGCTGCTTCACAAGTTTATGGATCAGTGGGCATCTAATTATCCTGATGTAGTTACTGGATGGAACAGCAGAATGTTTGATACGGTGTACCTTGTTAACCGTATCAACAAGGTACTTGGTGAAGGTCATGCTAATAAGCTGTCACCCTGGATACACGATATGCGTAATCCAATCAGACAGCGTACACTACAGCTTGGACAGAATGAGGTTGAGGTGTTTGAGATAAACGGTCTCGAGCAGCTAGACTACCTTGATCTGTTTAAGAAGTTTGCATACAGCTACGGTACTCAAGAATCATACAAGCTAGATCATATCGCTCACGTAGTGCTTGGTGATAGTAAGATTGACTATAGTGAGTATGGATCGCTCAACGCTCTGTACCTAAACGACTTCCAAAAGTTTATCGACTATAACATTAAGGACGTTGAGATCGTAGATCGTCTTGAAGATAAGATGGGTCTTGCTACACTGTGCATGACTATTGCATACAAAGGCAAGGTAAACTATGCCGATGCGTTTGGATCTGTGGGTGTATGGGATGCTCTGATCTTTAATGAGCTACGTAACCGAGGAATCATCTGTCCACCTAAACGTGACAACACCAAGGAACGTAAGATCGAAGGTGCTCACGTTAAGGATCCTCAAGTCGGTATGCACGACTGGGTAATGTCATTTGACTTGAATAGTCTGTATCCTCATATTATCATGCAGTACAATATGTCCCCTGAGACTATTGTCGATAAGGTGCATACGTTTGATCTATTGAAACGTGACAACACAAACGGTAGCTATGAATCGTCTGTAGAGTATCTGCTTGATCAGAACAAACTGGACATCGCACCAGAGCACTGTATGGCTGGCACTGGTCAGTTCTTTAACGTGACGGAGAGAGGACTGTTTCCACAACTTGTCGACAACCTTTACAACGAACGCAAAGGGTACAAGAAGCAGATGCTCGATGTCGAGCAGAAGATACAAGATCAAGGATCGTCTTACGAGCTTGAGAGAGAAGTGACGACTCTCGATAACAAGCAGATGGCTATCAAGATTCTAATGAACAGCCTTTATGGTGCGATGTCGAACGAATATTTCAGATACTATGACATTCGTATTGCTGAAGGGATTACCATCAGTGGTCAGCTGACTATCCGCTGGGCTGAAAAGCATCTCAACCAATACATGAATAAGGTGCTTGGTACAGATAACAAGGACTATGTGATTGCTATCGATACAGACTCACTGTACATTAACATGGGTGGTCTTGTTGAGAAAGCTAATCCTAAAGATCCTGTTAAGTTCCTAGACAAAGTCGCTACAGAAAAGATTGAGCCAATGCTTGATCTTGCATACAGTAAGTTGAAAGATTATCTAAACGCTTACGAACAGAAGATGGTAATGGCTCGGGAAGTTATTGCATCTAAGGGTGTGTGGACTGGAAAGAAGCACTACGTGCTAAACGTACACAACAGTGAGGGTGTCCAGTACAAAGAGCCTAAGCTCAAGATGATGGGTATTGAGGCTGTTAGGTCATCTACTCCAGCAGTGTGTCGTCAAATGTTTAAGGATACAATAAAGGTTATCCTCGAACAAGAGGAACCTCAAGTACAGAACTACATCAGAGAACTTCGTGAAAAGTTTGCAAAAATGCCTATAGAGGACATTGCGTTCCCACGCTCTGTAAACCGCTTACCCTTCTATAAGGACAGTGTAACGCTGTTTAAAAAGGGTACGCCGATACAAGTGCGTGCAGCACTGACATACAATTTTTACGTTGATCAACATCAGCTCAACAATAAATATGAGAAGATATACTCAGGTGAAAAGATTAAGTTCTGTTACCTGAAACAACCTAACAGGGTTCAAAGTAATGTCATTGCATTTTCTCAAATCTTGCCTGAAGAGTTTGGTGTGCGTGAGCACGTGGATTATGACACCCAGTTTGAGAAGGCTTTTGTTGAGCCCGTCAAGAGTATTCTGGATGCTGTGGGTTGGGATGTAGAACCTAGGGCAACTCTGGAGGCATTTTTCTAATGAGCGATAATATCCACAATGCATTCGACTTTGGATTTTCAATTGTCGATGAGCAAGAGCTTGAAGCAGTACAGGCAGCTCATGAACAAGTACAATCTACTTCTGCAACAGCAGAAGATATACAGGCACGTCTTACAAAACTGTATGATGCTATACAACCACTTCTTAACAATCTCCGTCAAAGTGCTGATAAAGAATACATCTGGTGGCCCAATCGATTACAAAAGATTGAGCAGTTCCAGGACATGTTAGATGGGATCTATAAAGGCCAGTAGTGGGTCTCCTCACTCTTGTTATGGCGCTTGCTATCTCTGGTGTAGCAGCGTGGTATAGTATCGCAGGATTGATTGCTATCTTTTCTGGAGCAACCACTGCCATTATTATCATGGGCGGTGTACTAGAAGCAGGTAAGTTGGTTACAGCTTCTTGGCTATACCGGAACTGGAAGCAAGTACCGTTCTTACTAAAATCGTATCTTACATCAGCAGTAGTTGTGCTGATGTTTATCACCTCAATGGGTATCTTTGGCTTTTTGTCAAAGGCACATTTGGAACATTCAATATCAGTAGGTGGCACAAATGAACTACAAATCACTAACTTGGAGAGACAGATTGCGAGACAGCAATCAATCATTGCTGATGCAGAAACGGTACTCACGCAACTGGATCAACAAGTCGCTGTACTCATTGAGTATGACAGAATTCGTGGCCCTACAGGTTCGATTGCGGTACGCGAAAGTCAATCGGATGAGAGGAGTCTTCTCAACGAGACTATCGATGCTGCGTACGTTCGAATCGATGGACTCCAAAAAGATCTCACGCCGCTCCAACAGGAAAAACTGGCTATCGAGGTCGAGGTTGGTCCTTTAAAGTATATTGCTGAATTAATCTATGGAGATCAAGCTCGTGACTTTTTTGATGAAGCCGTACGTTGGGTTATTTTGCTTATTGTCTTTGTATTCGATCCACTCGCTGTTCTTCTGCTCATTGCAGCTAACATGACATTAGCTCAACCCAAGTCTCCAAAGCCATTAAGAGAGACTGAGGCTGTTGTTGTTGGTGAAATAAACGATGACTGGTTGACTGAGAAAGTTGAAGTCGAAGAAGATGAGCCCACTGACGATTACGAGGTTACTGGGTGGCAAGTGGTTAATACTACCTCTTCAAAAGAGGAGCTAAAAAGTTTATTAAACAGTGTTGATCAAAAGCTGGTAGACCTGTATACTCACCGGAACACTTTAGAAAACAAACAAGAGAAGCGTTCACTGCAACGCTTAAAGAAAAAGATTATTGACAAACTGAATAATGAGGAATCCAATGAGTGACTTCTTTCGTGATATTGTAAAACAACTTAATGATGAAAACACAACCATTGCTGAAGATGGATTAGCAAGTGCTGAGTATAGTGGTAACATCGATACCGGTAGCTATATTCTAAACGCTGCTCTTAGCGGTAGTATCTACGGCGGTGTCCCCAATAACAAGATTACAGCATTTGCTGGTGAGTCTGCTACTGGTAAGACTTTCTTTGTAATGGGTGTAGTCAAGAAGTTTCTTGACGACCATGAGACTGGTGCAGTGTTCTACTTTGACACTGAGGCTGCTGTTACCAAAGAGATGATGAAGCAGAGAGGTATTGATACCAACCGCGTAATCATTAGTGAGCCAGATACTATTCAACGGTTCCGTCACACAGCACTACAGATCCTAGACAACTACAACAGTACGTCTGGTGAAAAGCCTCCGATGCTTATGGTACTTGACTCACTTGGTCAGCTTTCAACCACTAAGGAAGTAGAGGACACTGCATCAGGTAGTGAGACTCGTGACATGACTAAGGCTGCTACTCTCAAGGCTACGTTCCGAGTACTTAATCTGAAGCTAGCCAAAGCCAATGTGCCGATGCTGGTTACTAACCACGTATACGAAGTTGTAGGATCTTATATTCCAACTAAAGAGATGGCTGGTGGTAGTGGTCTCAAGTACACTGCATCTCAGATCTGCTATCTGTCCAAGAAGAAGGAAAAGGATGGTAAAGATATCATCGGTAACATTATCAAGGTACGGATGGCAAAGTCTCGTCTTACTAAAGAGAACAAGCTAGTAGAAGTACTGCTGACATACGACAAAGGTCTTGATAGGTACTATGGTCTTCTTGAGCTAGCTGAGAAGTATGAGATTGTAAAGAAGGTAGCGAATAGGTTTGAGATGCCAGATGGTGCAAAGGTGTATGCTAAGGCAATCTTGAAAGAGCCGACTAAGTACTTTACTGATGAGCTACTAGCTCGTATCGATGAAGCAGCAAGATTAGAGTTCACTTACGGCTCTACCGATGACTACGAGATTGAAGAAGACGAACTAGCAGTATGACACCTAAGTATGCTATCCTTGAAGCCAAGGATGATAAAAGCGTATGCCCTGTTATGATTGTAGAAGGTGAATACGAGAACGTAGTATACACCTACGATGTAGTTAAGATATCTGAAGATGGTGTCCTTTCCTACACATACAACATTCTCAAGGGTGAAGCAAGTGGTGAACATTTTGAGAATACACTAGGTGATATTCTAGTGCAGATGATTGAGGATAAAGTTTTTGATGACGATAGAGACGAGCATTCTTAGTCAGCTAATCCACAGTGAGCAGTACGCTCGTAAAGTACTTCCGTTCCTTAAAGAAGAATACTTCCAAACGATTACTGATCGGTTACTAGTAACCAAGATCAAGGAGTACATGGAGAAGTACAATGTACCTCCATCTAAGGATGCATTGTACATTGAGTTGGAGAATACAGACTTACTAAGTGAAGCTGACTATAGCAACACCGTATCACAAGTCGAGCAGCTAAAGCAAGACGATGATGTAAACGAACAATGGCTCATTGATAAGACTGAAGAGTTCTGTCAAGAGAAAGCTGTATACAATGCCATCATGGAATCTATTCATATCATCGATGGTAAAAGTAAGAGTAAGACCAAGCAAGCTATCCCACAAGTACTATCGGAAGCACTTGCTGTGTCTTTTGATAATCACATCGGACATGACTTCATAGAAGATTATCAACAACGATTTGACTTTTACCATCATAAAGAAGAACGAATACCTTTCGATCTTGACTATATGAACAGGATCACTAAAGGTGGTCTTCCTCGCAAATCTCTAAATATCATTCTTGCTGGTACTGGTGTAGGTAAGTCACTTGCCATGTGTCACTTTGCTGCTAGCAATATGATGGAAGGTAAGAACGTGCTGTACATCACAATGGAGATGGCTGAAGAGAAGATTGCAGAACGTATCGATGCAAACTTACTTAACGTCAAGGTTGATGAGCTTGTTAACCTTCCAAAGGATATGTACGATAAGAAGATAGATGATCTTCGGCAGAGGACTCCTGGTCGTTTAATTATCAAAGAGTATCCTACTGCATCAGCCCACTCCGGACACTTTAGACATCTTATCAATGAATTGAAGATAAAGAGAAACTTTAGTCCAGATATCATCTACATAGATTATCTGAACATATGTAGCAGTAGCAGAACAAAGGCTATAGGAGGCACTATAAACTCCTATACGTTCATAAAAGCAATAGCAGAGGAGCTGCGCGGACTTGCTGTCGAAAAGAATGTTCCAATCGTGTCAGCCACTCAGACAACTCGTTCTGGATTTAGTAGTAGCGATCTTGGATTGGAAGACACATCTGAGTCGTTTGGTCTACCAGCTACTGCCGACTTCATGTTTGCTATCATTAACAGTGATGAGATGGAGCAGCTTGGTCAGTTAATGGTTAAGCAGTTAAAGAATAGATACAATGACCCAACTCTATTCAAAAGATTTGTTGTTGGTGTTGATCGTGCTAAGATGAGACTTTACGATGTTGAACAAACAGCACAAGATGATATAGTTGATGCTGGCCCTGTAATGGACAACACTGATGTAGGTAGAGGTCTTAATCAAGCGTTTGGTAAACCCAAGAAAGATTTTAGTGACTTGTTTGTATGAAAATATTATTAATAGGTGAGTTATGTAACGACGAGTATGTCTACTGTGACGTCAATAGGGTAAGTCCAGAAGCACCTGTTCCTGTTGCTGACGTAAACTGGATTAGTAAAATGGATGGTATGGCTGGTAATGTTGCCAACAATCTACGTGCCTTTGGTATTGACGTTCTTCATTATCGTAACAGAGCTGACCAAGGTATTAAGAAGGTAAGGTACGTTGATATTAAATCAGGTCACCATCTGCTTAGAGTAGACACTACACATCCAAACATTACTCCTTTTGATGTAAGAAAAGTAAGCCATGATCTTGAACAGTATGATGCAATTGTAATTAGTGATTACAACAAAGGGTATGTTACTTACGAAGCAGTTCAGCAACTGCGTACACTATTCAACGGTCCTATCTTGATAGATAGTAAGAAGGATGATCTTGGTCAGTTTGAAGGATGTATTGTTAAGATTAATGAGGATGAGTACAACAAAGCCAAATCGTTACCTCGCTCATTAATTGTAACTCTTGGTAGTAAAGGTGCAATGTACAACGAGCAAGTGTTTCCATCTCCATCAGTCGAAATGTTTGATGTGTGTGGTGCAGGCGATACTTTCCTTGCTGGTCTCACATATAAAATACTTCAAGGCGAACCAATAGGTCCTTGTATTGAATATGCAAACAAGTGTGCAGGCATTGCCGTACAGCATAGAGGCACATACACTCTACGTAAAAAAGATATTGAATCGTTATAAGTATGAGTATATGGCGGAACTTGTTGAGCGTGCTACAAGCGTTCTTTGGTGTGCAAAGTTCTGAAAATCGTCAAAGAGACTTTGAGCAAGGTAACCCAACAGTATTCTTATTTTTAGGATTAGTCGTAACTGTATTATTCCTTGTTAGCGTATTCATGTTTGTGAATTGTGTGGTATTGTAAATGAAAATCTTAGTTACTGGTTACAGAGGTTTTATTGGTAGTCACGTCTACAACTATCTTATCGAAGAAGGTCATGATGTAGTCGGGTACGATTGGGATGAGAGTTACGGGTGCCTGCCATATGTAAGAGATCTAGATTGGGTAATACATCTCGGTGCAATCAGTAGCACTACAGAGAAGGACGTATCGAAAGTGTTTGCTCACAACTACGACTTCTCAATCAAACTATACAATGAATGTTGCGTGTACGGTGTTAGTATGCAGTATGCGTCTAGTGCAAGTGTATATGGTGACTTGAAGTCGTTTTCAGAAGATAGTGATTGCAGGCCACTTAATGCTTATGCTTGGTCTAAGTATATGTTTGATCGTTATGTAAACAATATCGATATTTGTAATAAAATTACATGCCAGGGTTTCAGATATTTTAACGTGTACGGTACCAATGAGGAACACAAAGGCGATCAAGCATCTGTGTTCACCAAATTCAAGAACCAGGCTATCAAAGAAGGTAAAATTAGCCTATTTGAAAACAGTGAGAATTACAAACGTGACTTTGTTTGTGTAGATGATATAGTACAAGTACACAAACAGATGCTTTGGAAGAAGGACCGAGGTGTATTC